GCCAGAAATAATTATGTCAGCAACAACAGCATATATACGTGAATTACAAAAGAAATTCCCGAAAGAAGATGTATTGTCATATTATGATTACTTAAATAATAAACCACAAGATGATGCGGTAAAAGAAATATCAAAGATTAAAGATAAAAAACTTAAGAACATCATCAAAACTATGATGGATGGTAAAGAAAGTAAATTAACAGATCTTGAAAGGGAATGGGATGATAGTTATCATCAACTAATTAATTTCCATTTGAAACGTCAACCGAAAGAAGTAAGATCACCAGGGTATGACAGTATATTTAAAGCAGGGCAAGGAGTATCGGCATGGAGTAAGCTAATGAACATCATATTTTCAACTTTTACAAGGGTATACGACAGTTTGATCAAAAATTATGTATTAGATAACGTACAAATATCATATGGCGAATCAGATGCAGCATTAGGTAAATTCTTTGAAACAAAACATAAAATCATAAATAGTAAATCATTTGAGAAAATGATGTGTGATTTTACTGAATTTGACAGCTCACAAAACGAAAAAGCAATGATTGCATCAGTTATGATGTTGAAAGCAATGGGTTTACCATCACACATATTAGATCATTATCTACATCGTCGTAAAGAATGGGTACTATACGTTAAGAACAATACAGGTGCAGTGGATTTAACTGTATATTTGGATGGTGTTTGGAACCAACATTCAGGTCAACCATTCACATTGGGTGGTAATACACAATATAATATGTCAGCAATTGGAATGTGTTACAATTTCAAAGATTTTCAATTTGCAGCATTTAAAGGCGATGATTCAGTTGTCGTAGCAGCTAAAATAGAAGAATGCTTAGAAGGTACAGATAGATTACAAGATTTATGCGGTTATAAATTGAAAGCATATAAAGTCAACATAATGGAATATATAGCAAATATTATAACACCATGTGGTTTCTTTCCAGATGTAATACGTAGAGTAAGTAGAATATTATCTAAAATTTATGTAACAAACGACGATTGGGAAGAGATACGTAAAAGTACAGCAGATTGCTTGGATGTAATACAAGATGATGAAGCATTAAACATCGGCCTTGAAGTAGCAAGAAATTTCTATGCACAATTTAACATTATTGTAACAATAGAAGAATTGG